GGTTTATTTGCTCAAGCCAATTTTTAATTTTTTCTCATTAATTAACAATGATTCCAAATATCATACATCAATATTATCCCAATAATATCATTCCTCCTAACATTAAAAAATTTATGGATAAATGGCGTAACATGCATCCCAATTGGGAATACGTTCTTTATACTCCACAAAAACTTAAAGAATTAGGATTAAATTCAGATATTAATATTGCTAAATTTGAAATAATTAATAAAAATGGCGGATTCTTCATCGATTATCACTTTGAACCTATTAAAAAATTAGATGATTTTCTTGACGACGGCGACATCATTATTATTGGTAATGAACATCCTCTTTTTTTTAAAAAAATAAATCAAGACTTCTTTGGTGGCGCACCAAATCAATCTATTTGGAAAGATGCCATTAAAAATAAAAAAATAATTAATAATAATTATGATGATTTTGTTATAGATGAAAATTTATTCGTTAGCGTTAATCAATGCGACTACACTACTGACTGTAACTTACTTAATTGCAAATATAAATATCCCGATTCTTTTGCCATTTATCATCATCTTCAAACTTCTATTCTTACAAAAATCTTTTGTTTTATGAAAAAATATCTAATCAAAATATTGACAATTTTAACCTTCCTCATTTACTTTGCTTGGTATAAAAGTATTTTTATTTCATTAAAAGAGTCTTTTAGAAATGTTAGCTCAATTAAAGATGTATTCGATTCTTAATCGGTAAATTCATATATCTCATATAACCAAGTCTTAGAGTCCTTCTTTTGTAGTTGATATTTACGTAATGTATCTTCTATTGTATCACAAATTGTATTAATTGTTTCTCCTGTTGACATCTTTATATTCAACTTCTTCGCTATTTCAAAGATTTTATCTTTATTACTTGACTGTTTACAAACAAATCCTGATGGGATTTTACGTCTGTCATCCGTTGATATCTCAATATGTGGGCGTAATTTCAACACCGCACCATCCTTATTCTCTGACATGTAACCAATTATTACACCATTCTCCGGCGCCATCTGGCGTTTATTCTTTAGCTTAATCTTCGCCTCGTCATTCAAATACTTTGTTGCATCTCGCCACTTCTTATTTAAATATATCTTTGGCTTCTTATACACCAATGCATATCCTATTATATCATTTGGTCCTACTTTATCCGTTGACACGCTACTAAAATTAATTATATCCTTTGACTGTATCAAATAAGATGAATAATTATTTACTACCATTCCCTTCACCACTGCCGGAATTTCTTCTGAAATTACCATTTCTAATATTTTTTCTTGTATCGCTAATCTCTGGTTACCTAACAATTTATTTATCTCAAATAACTTTTCTTTGCTTAATCCTTCCAATTCCTTCAATATCATCTTTGATACTGATTCTACGTCTATCTTCATTATCTTCTTTGGCTCCTCTAATGTCTCCTTTCCTATCTTTTCCTTCAATACTTTTCCTAATTTACGTACCTTTTTATAATTATCAAATGAAGGAATTATTCTCTCTTCCACTGTTAAGGTATCACTTGCATTCACCGGTTGGAATATATAATACACGCCACGATAAATAATATATCCAGGTATTCCAAATCTATCCGTTATCTGCTCTTTGTTATCTATCATCTGTGTTAAAGCTAAAAATATATACTTCTCCTCCAAATACTTATTCTTTGGATTACTATAAATTTCAGCTAATAAATTTTCAATCGTATAAACATAATTTATCTTAAACAATTCATCTACAATCTTCTTGATTATTTCCACCTCACGTTTGGCCATATTTATGGTATATGTATCAGTATTCAATTGTGATGGCTTTAATTCTTCATAAAATCCTAATTTATCCTTCGGAAGTGAATAGTCGCATTGATAATTACATTCTTGATATTCACACAATGCTGGACAATTATCCTTCTTCTCACATCCCTTACTACTAGTTATTTCCTCAGGGAATACGTTACCATATTTATTTAACACACAATCTACTGCCCCTTCCTTTAATACACGTTCTATCTGTTTTGTTGTGATGTCTACCTTTTCCTCCTCACGGTACATCTTTTCTTCCAATGATTCTTGATACTTTTTACCCGGCAAACTTGAAACATATTTATAAACATAAACATTACGTTTCTCTCCTGTCTTGCCAGCATGCGAACAATTACGAATACCACGACCTACAATCTGCTCCAATGAACCAAATTCCCATTGAGCATTCATTATATGAATCTGGCGGATATTCTTAAAATCTATACTCTCACGTGTAACTTTTGAACCTAAACATATCTTTATAAATTCTCCGTTCTCATTATCTGGGCTTGTAAAACGCTGGATTAACTTATTACGATACTTCATATCTGATTCTCCGTATATTGTTATAAATCTTGCTGGGCTAAATTTATCTCCCTTATATTTATTTCTTGGTAATCCTGTTATTGCATCCAATGTTGTTTCACTCGAATTCTTTTGTAAATCTGTGATATACTCTAAATATCCATTGTTTAATAATATTTCCTTTATCATATTCAATCCTACACCTACGATATCCTCTATGTAAATAAAGATTAAACCTGACTTCTCATTCGTTGCATCCAACATATTTTTTAAAAGGGAATAATACTTCATCGAATACTCCTTCAAGTTCTCACCGCGTAAAAATTCACCACTGATAATTACACCATTCTCCGTATCATTTACCGTTACCTTATTCTTCTTTAACCAATTTATTGATGCATTCTGGATTTTACGAAGGTCATCAGTTGAATATAACCCTACCTCCGTTGAATCTGGATTTGGTAAAACCATATTACTCATATAAATATTATTCTTACTCTTTGTACCGTCATAGTTCTTCTTATAAGTTCTCAATTGAATTCCTGTCATCTCACAACGAACTACCTTGGTGTGTTTGGCATAATCACGTTTTGGAACGTCATCCGGTTTTGGTATCTCACCTACGTCCACACGATTTGGGAATGTGTTTGGATCCTTACCACGTGCATAACTTATATACCCCTTAGTCAATTCCTTTATTATCTTTAATGCATCTTTCTTTAATTGATATTCTCCCAGGGCGTGATCCATTTTTGAAAACAACATTTCATGCGACACAACAGGCTTACTAGGTAAATGTAATAAATTTATTAATTCTACTATTTTATCTGGACCATGGAACATAGGAGTAGCTGTTAACAATATTAAACGGAAATTTGTTGATCTGGTTAATATGTATCTAATCGCTTCACCATAATCATTTTCATTCACAACACGATGTGCCTCATCAATAATTAAGATTGAATTGTCTAAATTTGTTATTGGACTACCTATAATCTGACGTACTATATTTCCAGAATCATCCTTCTTGTCCTTTCCTGTCTTCTTATCTTTCACAGCTGCACCAATTGTCTGATGCACGAATTTTTCATAACCAAGTAATTTATATCTACCTTGACGCTTAATACGCGCATCTACACGACGCTGTATACGCTTCACTTCCTCGCGTGCATTTGGAGTATCCATTATCGTCAATTCCTTCACCATCTGGCGTTCTTCAAGTGTCATATATTTTTCACCACTCACCGGAGAAAGAATACCCTTGTCTCTAAAGTTTACCTTTGTTTCATTACCACTAGTTAAAACATAAATCTTTGAATCAAGATTTTCTAACATTTCACTGAAGTTTTCCGCCATTGATACCGCACTAATTGTCTTTCCTACACCCACACCATGAAATATTAACATTGATTGATATGGTGTATCCATATTTATAAAATTCTTTAAAAATGACTGCTGTGGGAGCAGCTCAAATTTCTTTGATGTATCACAATTCTCCATTTCTGATTTGCGGTCCTTTGGTATCTTGTTAATGTAGAACTCCTTCTTTTTTACTATTTTTTCGTAAAAACGAGGGTCTGAATAATTAGGGTAGTATTCAAATTTACTCATAAAATAAACAAAGAAAAAAAGAGCCGGTTTAATTTGCAAACTTCATTCCACCAACACCATCCTGAATACTTAAGATGTTATAACTTTTTGCCCATATAAAGAACACTGTAGTTGGATTCGGTGTTGAAGCCTTTGTAACTGTTATCAATCCCGTTGTTGGGTCTATTGTTGTCTCCGGTTGACCCGTCAATGGATTATATACCACCTGCTTATTAATAAAACGCTCGTCAAATGTAACCTCCATTGTAAAATAACTTATCTTTGTAAAATTACATGAACCCTTCGGCTGCTGAGACTGTGGGTCCAATGAAAATGAATAGAAATTATAAAATGGATAAGAATCACCTGAATGATACATATACGGCTGCAATGTATTAAAATAGGATATTCCCTTCTCCTGTAATCGTTCGTAACCATTAAATAACAACTTCAAATTACGAATATAATTTATATCTGGTCTCACTCCAAATATTGCACCATAAGGATATTGATAGAAATCTGTCTCTGATTGTGCTCCAAATGTTAATTCCGATACTGGATGTGTAAAATTCAATGTAAATGTCATCTTTGACTTCGGCACTGCATAAGAATTTTCCTGATATTGTGTTATCAAATACTGCTGGGGTGCGCTCGTGAATTTTATACGCTCGTCTTTGTCAAGATATACATAATCGGCCTCCACTGATATATCTGTTATCTTTATATCCTCATACGGAATTCCTGAATACCACTGGTTCTGATTAAATCCACCCGATGTCGTATTCAATGTATTCGTTGGGAAGAAATCTATCTTAAACTCCACCGGACTATTCTGTAAGGCTATCAATGGTAATGCGTTTCCTGAATGCTTCATAAACCAAACATTCATCGGCGGGAGAATTGTATACTCAGGTGTTGGATATCCTCTTGGTGGACTTCCTGACACTCCCAATGGCACCAGTAAAGTTTGCAATGTCTCCGCATCCACATCCGGTGCTATTAAATCCGGTATTACACCAAATAATCTATTTGTCATCTGCAACTTTTGATACTCCACGTTTGATATTGCCTCAGAATACAAAAATAAACCATTAATATTCACTATCTCCTGGCTATTTATATAAAAATATACCTTGCTCGCAAAGTTTAACTTCCATCTAAAATTCTTTGTTGAACCTACCGCATTATTAATTGGCTTGTAATTTATCGAATTATCATACTGGTTTACCACCGGATTAAAGTAATAAATATTCTCATAACTTGGCGTCATTAAATTTGGTCCGTTCAAACGTCCCGCTAAGGGTAATGGCGCTGTGATGTAATCAATAGAATTCCATATTACAAAATCTATTGTTGCTGTTGTTATATTCGTTCCATTGTATTGACCAACTATTGTACCACGCACTAAGCCCTGTTTATAAATGCCACTCGTTATTGGGATGTACACCGGGATTTCAAAATTAGGTGCTGTTGTATAATAACTTGTAATATCCCATGAATCTGTAAATGTAAATGTATTTGTTCCTGTTGCATTAAATTGTGCAGTTAGTGTTAATATATTTGTTGCCAAAGATAAATTACTTGTTACATCTAATGCTCCTGGGAAAAATAAAGTTGAATATGTACTTACTAATGGTGTTGAAAAGAAATCATTTAATGCAAATACTTGCGTTAATTCACGATTACCATTTATTATACAACTCTTTATATTATTTATATCACCTTCAGAGTATCCACATTTTGGCCCCGGGGTAACACCATTCCATGTAAATATTGAACCTTTAACATAATTATTCAATAATATCGATTGTAATATAAATTGCTGTGTGTCAAACTGGAATATTACAAATAAATTTGTTCCAATTAGTGAACTACTAATATAAGTCCCAGGATAATTTAATGTTGTTGGTATTGTTATCACCGGCACCGTTGTTAAATTGTCTATCGAAAACGTAAACAATTGGTCCTTCGAATAAGTCTGAATGTCATCCATTGTACCCAATAATTGTCCATTAATCGTTCGCGTTGCCTGCATTGTAAATGTATTATAAATATCAGTTGATAAACCACCTGTTATATTTCCCGTAAAATCAGAAGAGTCATTATAATTATACGTATCGCCCACATTTGTAAATGTAAATGGTAATACCGGCTGGTAATTATTCTGATAATTTAAAAAGTAATTATTACTCTCTGATATTAATGAAATATACGAATTAGTATTGTCAATAGTCAAATTATTTAATAAGATATTTACATTTAATAAGTCCTTTGCACTTTGGTCATTATTTAACTCACTAACTAATGCTGCTGGCTTTGAACTCTCAAATGACTGCTGGATTCCACCATAAATATCTGAATTTGTCATTGATGCTAAATTCATCCAATAATGTGGATAACTTGGACTTATCGGAACAGTTTGCGTATAGTCATAATAATAAAAATCTGTAATTGTCCCTGAGAAATAACAAAACCATGTTGCTGGATAACTTATTCCTGTTGACGGATCTGTAAATGCCGGCTGCTGGTAAAATTTATATGGCAAAAATAATATTTCACCTCTCACGAAATCATATGTATATTGATTCACTTTTGAATCCTGCGGAAGTGAATTAATATCATACGGTGGATTGGTAAATGTTATATTATTATAATCAACAATCGGATTTATATTATTTATTGTAACAAAACCATTTGCTGAAACATTTTCATTTGGAAAATTTATATATCCTAAAAATTCCTTTGGTATTACCGTAATTGTTTTTAAAATATCTTTCAGTATTGTACTATCTGTTGGGATAAATCCTTCTACCTTTATTTCTCCATTTTCTGAAGGGACTAAATACATTACTCCATCTGTTATCTGGGTTCCCGATATGTCAATCCAAAATTGCATTGGATTATCCGTCTTATTAAATTGATAATTATATGGATGAATTGGTGGGAGCTTTATCTTTAAAAATAATCCCTTTAATAAATCTGCATAACGTTCTATTTTACAAGTCATAGTTGTATTACCTGTTGATGTATTTGGTACTACATTAAATTGCAAAGGTATTGTCTCCATTGCAAAATTTGTATATCTCTTATAAATTGACTTAAAAAATGTCATCTGAGGATTTCCGGTTAAATAATAATCCTCACCTCCATATAATACAAGTTGAAGTAATCCTCCGGGCATAATATATAAGTATATTATTCTCTTAAAGCAAAAAAGAAAAAATTCAAGAATTTTAATTAAAAATCAAAGTTGGGAATCCACCTATTACATTTAATACATTATAATTTGTGGCTATTACTACCATTGTTGTGTAACTTTGAGGGTCATCTGTAATGTAATTATAATATGGTAATCCGGTTGTTGGGCTAATTGTTGTTACTGGTCCTGTTGATGAATACATTAACTTTGTATTTAAATAAAATCCTTGATATGCAAACTTTATTCTCAAAAATGAATTATTTGCTTTTGTAAAATTAAATGCACCGTTTGGCTGCGATAACTTCTGTGGGTCTAATGAAAATGAAAAATAATAAATATGTATTCCTGTGTCTCCACGATGATATCTATATGGAACTGCTGTATTCATATATGTATTTACCTTTGTAGATTCTCGTATTTCACCATTTACTATCAATTCAATTGATTCTATATACTGTGCATCCACTTGCGCTGGTAAATTAGCATCTACTGGCTGACCCAACAAACTACTCGGCATTGTAAAATACACTGTTAATTCCGATATTGGATTCTGTAAATCTAATTCAAATAATAATTCCGGTACATTCTCCGTAATCACCTTTCGCTGGATTTTAGTTTGTTCCACCAAAAATTTATGATTATTTTTAACTATTATTTCCTTCTCCTTTGGATCTAAAAATAAATATTCTACCTGTAAATTTATATCCTGCTTTAACACGGGCTGCTCAAACGGCAAACCAGTAAACCAAAAATTGGCTGAATAACCATTCGATTCAAGATTTATACCCTTATTCAATGTATGGAAATTTATTCTTACTTCTGCTGGATACTGTGGGAAAGTACATATTGGTAATGGGTCACCTCTTGAAAACCAAAATGGCAACGGAATACTTAATGTATACTCGGGGGTCGGATATACTTGGGGATTCTGCAATTCTGGAATAAATCCTATCATTCTTTGAACTATATCTAACTTCTTTTTCTCTGAAGCACGATATAAACCACCTATAATATGGGAAATTGGATAATTTACTACTTCCACCGCATTAATATATATACTTGCATCTAAAAATGGATACACCCTCCAACGGAAATTCTTTGGATCATTTAGGTAGTCACCATTTAAACGATACACTGTCTCATCCGTATATAAATTCTTTTCCGCTATATGTGTATATACCGTCTTTCTCTGCAAACTTTGATAAATATTATCATCTGTATTATTAAATGTTATAAAAGAAGATAATGTATTCGAATACACTTCCTCTATCTTTAATGTAAAATTATATGCAAATACTATATAATTACCAAATTGCAATTCTATTAAATTTGATGTATCAAATTCTGTCATCACACCCTTATGGAATATCACATTATCAGCCACATCCACTGGAATTAAACTTGGCGGATAAGGCGGGACTGTAGGCTGGAGATATAGATA